ATCTAGACTAAATTGGCTGTAGGCTATGGAACATAACCATTTGTAAATTTTCTCCTCGTCGGCCATGACAGGATTTTCAATTTGTGCAAGATTGTTGCCACACACAGGATCTGCCGCAGTAGGGGCCAGCCCAAAGGCTGGTATACCGTGTTGTATTGCCTCCACGGTGGCAATACTGTTGTAAGTGACCAAGGCATAAATGTCGTCATCTAGTGCGTGGTAGATAGTGTCGTTGGTTCTTTCACCTCTGCTGGCTTTTGCTCTCCAAACAATTTCTCGATCGCTGTGCTTTCTAATTGTTTTTTCAACTTTTTCAATCCATTTTTCTCGACTATGACCGTAATACTGAAATGGTTTTTCTGATGGGATTACTACCAATATTTTACTGCCAGTACGTTTCCACCCGCGGTATTCTAAATTGGGGTTGAATCTCACTAGCTCACGCCAGCGGTCATCGGGCACATCCATTATGGTAGAATGTTGCATGGCATTTTTAACAATGCGATGATATATTTTTCTACCTGTAAGGTTGTTGTCACATCGGTAATTTCCTAAATAACCCGTCTCAATAAAATAGTAGTCCTCACCTCGAGCACGATGTTGATCAGCAATTTTGCCACTTGCTATACCTCGCAACAACACAGGTCCTTGTATGCTTTCAACCTCGGTACGATATCGAGACTTGCTTATAAATTTACTGTCTGGATACGCTGCCATGATCATGGCAGGATAGTCTGAAAATTTCAAACAACGATCAAACTCTTCAGATCTCTTTATCACATAATTGATAAATTCTTGATTTAAACTATCTCCACCGTTGCGTTTAAGATGGTATCTTAATTCTTTGGTAACATATTCTTCAGGAATTGGACAAATTGCAAACTCATTCTCAATGCGTTTTAATATTTCTATTTCGTTGTGTAATCGCAGTAGGTCAGACACGCTGTGTTTCAGGGCTGATTCTACAGTGTTGTGTTGTTGTTTGTATTCTTCTGCTGGCCAACGATCAACTAGTGCTGTGGGCAAAATCATTCAATAGTCCTTTGTTGACAGTAGTCGGTCAGCAGGCGTTCACAGTGCCAATCTTGTGCTTGAGGAGTGTTGGCAAATTCGTGGAAGCATGGAGTGCCCAAGGTATAATGTAAGAGCTTGGCGTCGGGGTTTGGCCCGTATTCATCAGGCAACCAATTCCATTCTGGTGGCAACGCCTGTATACGTGCATCATCAAGCCAGGTGAATCTATGTAGGAAACTACCTGGTTGTTTTTGCACAAATTCGGGCGTGAGTTGTCGATTGGGGAAACTGTTGCAGTTCCATATTATAACTGAACTCCAGTTTTTTCTTGGATAGTCTTCATTGGGGGCACCAAGATACTTTTCTTTCATTTTTGTTTTGTAATCGTGCTTGACCACAGCCACATCGCTATACATGTCCATCATGTTGTACAGTTCTACAATGTCTCCTCTCACAATCATGTCGCCATCAATAAAGATTGCTCGACCATGAAAATCCATGAGGTAGGGAATTAAAAAGCGAGTGTAGATAAAGTGATTACTGCCGTCAGTGTGTGTCTCTTGATATTCTTGAAAAAGATTCAAGGCCACTGGCACCACAGCAACTGGCGCTGATGCATTGCGTATGATGGAATTTACACAGGTATGATAAGCAATGGCCTCACGTGGATCATATCCAACAAATACTGGTATGGGTTTCATGCTAGTTTCCGTTCTATATCTTCTTCGTCACAGCGTTCACCATACTGAATTTCTATAATTCGTAGTGGGCTGGCCTCTTCGTTAACCAGTTGATGCCAATCATTTTTGGCCACATGAATGTATTCGTGCTGTTGGAACTGCCCAATCAAATCAGCATCTGTACTTCGATCTAGGGTGTAAACTGATGCCACGCCAGACGCTACCAACCAAAATTCTGATCGATCTGAATGACGTTGCATACTCAAGGCTGCGCCAGGGTCAACCGTGAGTTCTTTTACTTTGGCACCAGCTGTTTCGTGCAACACACGGTAATAGCCCCAGGCTCGCCTGGTCTTGGGAGCCTTCCACTCTTCTAAGATCCAGGAACTAGAATTTTGCTTGTTTGCCCCACCCACTCCAAAATGGAACTGCAATCGTGGATTAGCAAGTTGGGTTTCGGGTATGTTGTCACTGCCCCGATCACCACCATTGGCAAAAATCACACGATCATTTGGATGGCTATTCAGGACATCTTGTATGGCAGCTGTGGCTGATCCGTCCGAGTCATTGAACACAATTACCTCATCAACACATCGCATGCTGCCAACAACAGCCATGCGTTCACTCAAGGGCATGAAACATCGACCTTTTTTACGAGTGAGCCAGGCATCGCTATTGACACCCACTATTAACCGGTCGCCTAACTGACGAGCAGCTTCAAAATAACTGATATGCCCGGAATGCACGGGATCAAATCCGCCTGTAACGAGTACTGTAGTCTTCATCGGTTATTTATATGCGTAGATAACAGCATAAATATCATTCAATGACACAATACTTAAACTGCGCATGTGTAATACATGGCAACACATATGACTGGAGTTATGTGGAAAATCTACATGCCATGATTGCACGCAATGTATCGCGTGAAGTCCGCATGCATGTGTTCACAGAGGCCGCCCGAAATGTGCCACCACACATGATCAAACATAGCCTGCAAGAATGGCCCGAGGTCAGCAATACTCGCCGCGCCTGGTGGTACAAAATGCAAATGTTTGATCCTGTACATGACTTAGGTACTGTGTTGTATTTTGACCTTGATGTGGTCATTTGCGGACCGCTTGATTGGTTACTGCCCCTGGATACACAATATTTTTGGACCATCAATGACTGGCGGCATCTTTGGAAACCGCACTGGAAGGGCATGAACAGTAGCATGATGTATTGGGATCATGCAAAGTTTTCTGAGCCCTGGAATCATTTCAATCAAACTCAGCTTAAAGAAGTAATTAAAAACTATCGCGGCGATCAAGACTTCTTGAACAAAGCCTTGCCTGAGAATCGTATGCGCTACTTTAATGATCAATTGATACGCAGTTGGCGCTGGCAGATTAAAGATGGGGGCATTGACCCCAAGACCAAACGATATGCCAGACCAGGTGCAGGATCAATTGTACCCACCGATACCGCGGTCATGGTGTTTCACGGCCAGCCCAAACCGCACGAAATTGATGATGGCCTAATCAAACGTTTTTGGCACACATCATTAATTTAATTTTATTTCTGATTGACTAATGAGTCCCTATTTTACTATAATACTTGTATAGTAAATAATCAAAAAGGCAATGAGCATGATAATTGGACCACATAAACGCAATTTGAATATGAATCATATTATGAGTAAAAAATCGACCAATAATAATGCTGAGTTAATGTTTGACCCCAGAAACAAAACTGGGTGTTTTAAATGTGGTAATCCAGTTGATTATAATTTTGAATATGACAGCAATTATTGTACAACTTGTAACTCATGGTTGGAAAGTGTTTGTAATGATCCCAACTGCTCCTTTTGCCCCGGACGCCCCAAGTACCCAAAATATCCTGGTTGACCAATAAATCCCAATTTGCTACAATAGAAGTATTGTAAGAAATAAGGAGTCCAAAATGGGTTACAAGGTTGTAGACACTACAGACATGATGCGCACCCGGTACGAGCCCCGTAAAGGCTTGGAGGGCCCTTTTAACTTCTCAGGCCAAGTGTTGTACTATGACAACAAAGAAGGTGCTTACTACGATCCCACTACAGATTTCTACGTTTCCAAAGAGGAAATGGACATTATAAATCAGAGGTTTTACGAAGTGCTTAAAAAATAAGCAGTTTTTGTTGTAAAAAAGCCACATTTAGAATGGTTGACCAGAAATACTCGATTTGCTATAATATAGCATAGTTTAACAAAAAGGAACCAGTATGCAAATAGCTACCGCAATTGCCCAGCTCAACAAAGAACAAGAGTTTTTGGGCCTGGGATTTTTGGAACTGTTGCAAGACATTCAAAAGAATGGTGCAATGGTTTACAGCGAAAAAACCATGACAGCTTTTGGGGTATTCATGGTGCAGGGTGCCAAGATGTTTGCCCCGGTTGACGCCTAATTCTGGTTTTGCTATAATACTTGTATAAACTAAAAAAGGAGCTGACAATGACCCAAGTTGTAATACACAAAGGCACTTATCGCAATCAAAACGTGCGTGGTGTTGCGTTTACTCTTGTTAAAGATTTTACAAAAGGCGCCAAGGGCGGTTTTGTGACTGTTAAAAGCGAGGGGCATTTTGGTCCCGAGTTTGACGTGGTGCGTGTCCGTGTTGGCGGCATCGAGGATATTGAAATTGTTGGAGGAGACACTGTGACAGCCCAGACCAAGACTGTAGAGTTCAAACAACCAGTAGCAGTAGAAACTGAAGAAGAGGCAATGGCTCGCATTCGTGAGCGTTTTGAGATCCTTACAGAGATGACCAGGGCATGTACTGCCGGCGACATCCGTGCTATGATTGTGAGCGGCCCGCCAGGCGTGGGCAAGAGCTTTGGCGTTGAAAAAGAAGTTGACAAGGCTTGCTTGTTTGACAAGATTGCAGACAAACGACTTCGTGCAGAAGTAGTCAAGGGAAGTGCCACCCCAATTGGCCTGTACCAAACACTTTACAAATACAGTGACGCCAATTGTGTGTTGGTGTTTGATGACTGTGACAGCATCTTGTTAGATGATGTTGCACTCAACTTGCTCAAGGGTGCATTGGACTCAGGCAAGAAACGTAAAATTTCTTGGTTGTCAGAGAGCAGTGCCTTGCGCAGAGAAGGCATCCCAGACAGTTTTGAGTTTAAAGGTAGTGTTATCTTTATCACTAACTTGAAGTTTGATCAGATGAAATCGCAAAAATTGCGGGATCACCTGGATGCATTGCAGTCACGTTGTCACTATCTTGACTTGACTCTGGACACCATGCGTGACAAGATCTTGCGCATCAAACAAATTGCTAACGATGGTGTGTTGTTCCAGGACTACGAATTTGAACAGTACCATCAAGACGACATCATTGAGTTCATGAACACCAATCAAGCTCGCTTGCGTGAGATGAGCTTGCGCATGGCGCTCAAGATTGCAGATTTGGTCAAGAGCTTCCCAGCAAAATGGCGCTTGATGGCCGAGACAACATGCATGAAGCCTAACTAAGCAGTACCCAGTCGGCCACTATAGTTTAGCTCCTAGGCCGATTGTTTGAGGTGCCCTAATACGGCACCTCTTTTTTTTGACTGATAACTATATGTATGCCCTGTGATCTAGTGATAACCATTGGTGGTAACCGTTTTGAATTTGCCGTGGAGCCTACGCCGATTGCCAAACTTTGGCTGGAACGTATGGCAATCCGGCACTCCTACAATCTAGATGACCCCACTAGATTTTATCATTTTGGTTCCTACCATACCGAACGTGAGCGAGCCAGCCGTATGGTCATGGGCGCCATCAAGACAATCAATCAACATAAACACATTATCAAGCGCAAGTTTTGTTCGGTATATGATCAAGACGTGTTGAATTACTTGCACAATATTTTTGAACGCTATCATGGTATGCTAGATCAACAACAGCATGAGTTTTGGTATCAAGCACCTGACCAGGTCAGACAAGCTCTGTGTGATCTCAATCTGGCAGTGCATCGATGTGAGTATCTGGCCCAACGCAAACCAGAATTTGTATGCACATGGTTTGGTATGCCTAAAATCAAAACCTTGCCACTAGATCTGCAACAACAACACGGACAACTGGGTTGTGAATTTGGGGGAGTGTACCTTAACTATGTTGAAATAGGTAAATCCGCACTGCACCTGGCCCGTGACAATGATCAATATATAGCAGACGACATGTTTAGCCCATTTGATCATTACAGTGCAGATTTTATTGCGACTTTTTACGATCATGATACCGATCAACTGACACAGGATCTTGAAAATATCAAAACTTATTTCTACCAACAACAGAGTTTTTTTGGCAAGCATGACATAGATGACCCAAATGATATCAGACTATTGCCAGTAAAATTCAAGGTTGCTCAATTAAAGTACAACCCCAGTGAAAGATCTGCTATAATAAAAGCTATTGCAAAAAAACAGATGATACAGGACATACAAATAACATGAGGAAGGCAACTCTAATCATACGCGACGAGGTAAATGTCAAAATTGAGGGACTAGAACTTGATGCTCGTAGAGCCCTGGTCAACCAATTCAAGTATGATGTGCCTTATGCCAGGTATCTTCCTGCGGTACGTCTGGGCCGATGGGATGGCAAGGTTGGCTTTTTTCAGCTTGGCGGCAGCACCTATGTCAATCTCTTGCCTGACATCATTGGCACATTAGAAAAATTCAATTACGACATTGAACTGGATGACCAAAGAGAATACTCCACTACGTTTGCATTTGAGCAAGTGCGTGAGGACTCGTTTGCACATGTAAAGTGGCCCAAAGGTCATCCTGCCGCAGGTGACCCTATTATCATGCGGGACTACCAAGTTGAGATTGTGAACAACTTCCTGGCTAACCCACAATGCTTGCAAGAAGTGGCCACAGGTGCAGGCAAGACTATTATGACAGCGGCATTATCAAATGCCATTGCGCCATATGGCCGATCAATTGTTATTGTGCCCAACAAGAGCTTAGTAACCCAAACAGAAAAAGACTACATCAACATGGAGCAAGATGTTGGTGTGTTCTTTGGCGACAGGAAAGAATACGGACGTCAACACACCATATGCACCTGGCAAAGTCTAAATGTGCTGTTAAAGAACACCAAGGCAGGAACAGGCGAAGTAACCATACAAGAGTTCTTGGAAGGTGTGGTATGTGTTATTGTAGACGAAGTACACATGGCCAAAGCAGAAGCACTTAAAACTCTGTTGACAGGCGTGATGGCTAGAATGCCAATTCGTTGGGGGTTGACGGGAACTATCCCCAAAGAGAAATTTGAAAGCCAAAGTCTGCTGGTAAGTCTTGGACCTGTTATTGGACGCTTGAGTGCCAATGAACTACAGCAACAAGGTGTGCTGGCACAGTGTCACGTTAACATTGTGCAGTTGGTGGACCACGTGGAGTATAAAGAATACCAAAGTGAGCTTAAATATCTCTTGGAGGAACCTGGTCGCTTGGACACAATGGCAGACTTGATACGCCGAGTAAATGAAACAGGCAATACACTTGTGCTTGTGGACAGGGTAGCCGCAGGAAATGCATTGGTAGAACGACTGGGTGATGGTGCTGTGTTTGTAAGTGGTGCCACCAAAGCAAAAGATAGACAAGATGAATATGATGAAGTGGCTGATGCAACAGGCAAAATCATTGTGGCAACTTATGGGGTGGCTGCTGTTGGTATTAACATTCCCCGCATTTTTAATCTGGTACTCATTGAGCCTGGTAAGAGCTTTGTTAGAGTTATTCAGTCGATTGGTCGTGGCATACGTAAAGCGGAAGACAAAGAACATGTTCAGATCTGGGACATAACATCAACTTGTAAGTTTGCCAAACGTCACTTGACCAAGCGCAAACAGTTCTACAAGGAAGCCAACTATCCTTTCTCAGCTGAGAAGCTGGAATGGATGAAAATTAAATAAACTTGACTTATCTTGTTAGATACTGTACACTTAACACATGCGAATACTTACTCTAGATAATACTGTTTTTGAACTTGACTCTCTGCCAGAAGAGGTAGACGACATGCGTTTTGCTATTTTTGACAATAGCGACCCGAATGATCCAGATCACCGATACATCCCGTTGATTTTTTTAGAAAGTTTTAGTGCACCAGCTCTTGTGTTACGCATAGACGAATACGATATCAAGATGCCCATGGACTGGCAAATATTGATTGGCGAACCCGAAGTTGGTGATCTAGAAATGCTTCCCTTGACTAGCATTAATGATCGAGGTTTTCGAGCATTTGAGTTTAACCCTCTCAGCAGTTTCCGACCCAGCTTTCCCAGGATCGAGATCTTGGATGTGTATCATGATGTCACTTGGTATGCACCTAAACTGCGCAACGGGCAGATGCTGGCGGTGCCTTACACCAGTGGCCCCAAGCCAGAGTGTGTGTACTTTGTCAAAGACATCAGTCGCAACTGCGAAGTAGTTGACTATCAAAAGGCCTGGTAAACAATGACACAATATCAATCAAACGCCGCTCCTCAAACACTGCCAATAAAACCCACAGCACAAGACCCGCAAGTGAGCAGCCTCAAAGAACAGCTGGCATCCCAACAAAAAGAAATTGATACGCTCAAGCGTACTGTAAGAAAGTTGCAAAATGAAGTGCGACTAGCAGTCAACACATTTAATTTGACAAACCGTGGATAAACTTTCAATACACAATGAAATGGCGCAGTTTGATCGCAAGAATCGCGATTTTTATGACAGCCTAACTGATGAAGAGCGAAAGAAATTTTCTAACTATCTCATGATACGCTGGGGATCCAGTGTGCAAGGTAGTCGAGACCTGCAAGAGTTTTATGTTGTGTCCACAAACGAACGTCTCAACAAACATTTTTTCACAGTGAATCGTCACCCCAAACTGCAATGGCTAATGGCCACATCGGTCAGTCCGGACATGGGTACGCATCGACATCAGTGGATCTCTCCCAAGAAAAAAGATGGTGCATCAAATTCTACACAGAAACAATTGTCGCAATTGTTTCCTGCCATGAAGTCGCAAGACATTGCAACCTTGTCAACTTTGGTGACCAAAAAAGAACTTGATCAATACACCCGGGATCTTGGTCAAGAAAAATAATTGTTGATTATTTAATTCTTTGCAAATCAATGCACACTTGCGAATACTGTAAAAAAAACTTTGCAAAAGAGACTACTCTTGTAGTGCACATGTGCGAGCCCAAACGACGTCACCAAGAAAAAGACGAACGTGGAGTGCGCTTGGGTCTACAGGCTTATCTACGCTTTTATGAAATAGCCCAGGGATCAGCCAAGCTCAGGACATTTGACGACTTTGCTGGCAGTGCCTATTATCGAGGCTTTGTTAAATTTGGGCACTATTGTGAAACCACACGGGTAATAAACTTTGCACAATTCACAGAATGGTTGATCAAGAACAATGTCAAAATTGATCATTGGTGCAAGGACAAGTCCTACAGTGACTATTTGCTACAACATGTACGACGAGAGGCAGTGGCTGATGCGTTAACT